AACAATATGAAGAGGTAATGGGTGATTATTACAATTGGTATGAAAAAAATCCTGATGAGAGTAAATCACTTACGGTTCAGTTTACAAAACTGACACAAGTTCGTCAGGTGATTGCCGATGAAAAAACACAACAAACAATTGAGTTGGCGGAAAACATAATCGAACAAGGAAAGAAAGTTATCATCTTTTGTAACTTTACAAACTCATTAGATAAGATTGTTCAACACTTTGGTAAGACGGCGGTTAGACTTGATGGGTCTATGTCTAAACCTGATCGTCAAAACAGTGTTGACAGATTCCAAACCGATGACAAGGTTAATGTTTTTGTTGGCAATATAAAAGCAGCCGGTGTTGGAATTACTCTCACCGCTGGCGAGGCAGTTATAATGAATGATTTATCATTTTTACCTTCAGATCATTCACAAGCTGAGGACCGAGCTTACAGATACGGTCAAAAAAATAATGTATTAGTTTACTACCCGATATTTGAAAACACAATAGAGGGTATTATTTACGACATCCTGAATAAGAAAAAACAAGTTATTGCTACGGTTATGGGGGATGTTAAAAATGATGTAGATTTAGTAGAAGAAATTATGAAACAAATTAACCAACGTAGACAATAACGAACTAACGGATTATTTATATGATAATCCAATATTATGAATAAAACAGAAAATAAGATTATACAACTCGAAAAACAAATACAAGAAAACCACGTAACACATGAAACCGAGTTGTTAATTACAGAAATGAAAAAAATTGGAATAGAGAAACTTCCCTATTCTTACTCAGCCCTCAAACAATTCATTGATTCAGAAACAATGAATTTTCACTACAACAAACATTATAAGGGCTACGTAGATAAACTTAACGACGCACTCTCAAAGAAAAAATACGGAGACCTCGACTTAGAAAAAATTATCAAATCAATTTCAAGGTACGACAAAACAATAAGAAACAACGCAGGTGGTGCATTTAATCACGCATTGTTTTGGAATATGTTATCACCAAAACCAATGAAACTTAAAGGAGAACTTGAAGATAAAATCAAAAAACAATTCGGTTCATTCAACAATTTCAAAAAAGAATTTGATACAATTGCCAAAGATAGATTTGGATCTGGTTGGGTATGGTTAGTTTTAACAAGTCAAAACAAGTTGAAGATCATGTCAACTCCAAACCAAGACAACCCTTTAATGAATGTTATTGAAGGTGGTGGGTTTCCTTTATTAGGACTTGATTTATGGGAACACGCATACTACTTAAAATACAGAAATAAAAGAGATGAGTATATCACAAATTTTTGGAAAGTAGTAAATTGGGACTTTGTCTCAAAGATGTATGAAATGAAAACAGAAACGAGACTTGCTGAATCTACAAAATTTAAGGAGATTCTATCGGAAGGTAAATCGGAAAAATGTGGACCTGAAGAATCGGAAGCTGTAAGAGTCATGTTTAACGTTAATAGACAAACAGAACAAGAATACAAAACCAACATCGACAGAATTCTAAAAGAAGTATTCCACGAATATTGGGCAGACAGAGATAACCAAGGTAATTTAGCAGGAATTTATAATTTTGAAAAACCAGGAAGATCCGTTCTTAACAAACTTAACACAAACTACACAGTATTTTGTATCCTACTAAAAGATATTAATAAAGTCATTCACTCAATAGATGATAAGAAACAACCAATAAACTTTATTGGTAAGTCACCAAAAGATCAAATTTCAGAAATTACTAGATTTATCAAAGCGTTAGATTATTTTAAATTCAGAATATTCAATCGAGAAAGTTCGACATTTCAAAATTTAATGAGAGCTCTAGTTGAGAGTGATTCTGCAGGAGAAAAAAGAGAAGAAATTACCGTTTCAATAATTAACAGATTTTTCAAATCACCTATCGCAACAAAAACAGGAAGCTTAGGTGATGAAGATGATATGTTAAAAGGTATCGATACTAAAATAGAAAAAGACGGAAAAACATATACCGGACAGATTAAAGGATTTAAAGAAAGAATCGATAAAGATGACAAGATCATTTTGAAAGGTACAGGAAAAGTAAAAATGTATTCTACTGATTGGATGATTTTTCAGAAAGGTAGAAATGTTCTTATCTTCAATAAGAAACCAAATATTATTGGTGGAAATTTCGTGTTTCCTAAAGACGGTTTATTGTACGACATAAAATAACTTTTATAAAGTATTTATATTATCATGGCAGTAATCGGAGAACCAGAAAGATCCAGAATCTATACGAGAATTAAACACCAATTAGGTGCTCCACTTCGTAGTGTGGAATTGGAAGACGAAATGTTGGACTCTTTAATGGAGTTATCAATACAAGACTATACGCAATACACTTTAGATTGGTTAATTGAAAGTCAGTGGGTAAATTTAGTTAATCTTAATATGGACGAAAAGTCTGTAGCAAAAGCCTTAGTTACAAGAACTATGGATTTTGAAGATCAATTTACTTACGCGTATTCTAAAATTGTTGGATTACAAACTTCAGGACCTTGGGTCTTAAAGAAAGATTATATCAATTTATCCGCTAACACACAAAACTACGTAATTCCAAAAAACAGAGAGGTTAATGAGGTTTTATGGTTTACCCCCGCTGAAATGACATCAGGATTATTTAATCCGTGGGGTGGTGGATTCGCGGGAGCACCTGGATTAGGTGGTGGTGCTGGTTATGCACAAATGGGATACCAAGGTTCATATTTGATGACATCTGGGTTTGACATGTTATTACGTCTACAAGAAGTTAACATATTAAACCGTATCTATGGTGGAGATCTAACATACAGAATCACAGGTTTACCTGATGGAGAAAGATTATTACAACTATACAACGTACCAGGCGGTAGATTTGATTGGGGAACCATCGGATATAACAACTACAGAGTTTGGTATTGGTACTACGATACAGAGGGTAAAGATAGAGACGAATGTCTTAAAGCCAACCCCGATATTATTAAACTACCATCTGATGTTCCTTTAGAAACATTAGAATGGGAAGACCTAAATGTTCCAGCTCAACAATGGGTTAGGAGATGGTTTACCGCATATTCAAAAGAAACCTTAGCGAGAGTTAGAGGAAAATATAGTGGTAATCTAAAAACTCCTGATTCTGAGATAACCATGGACTATCAAAGCCTACTGACAGAAGCTAAAGACGAAAAAACTAAACTCGAAGAAGAGTTGAAATTACGACTTGAGCGATTACGTCCTGAAAAAGTAATGGAAAGAGAGGCTTTGTTAGCGGAAAACTTGAACAAACAAATGAAGTTCAGAGCGTTTCCAAGACAAATATATGTAATCTAATATGTCAATTATTAAATCAATACCATCACAAAGACTAGTGAATGGAAAAGTATTATTTACCTCAGAAGTTTCTGTAGTAACAGGCGAAAAATTTTACCAAACAAACGGAGAAGAATGTATTATAGTTAGAGGATCTGATTCTGTAACTATAAAGTTAGACAGTATTTCTACTGATCATGTTGTTATTAAAGCGATAACACATCTTACAATAATTCCTGATATGGGAAAAATTGACGAAGAGTTTGACGAAATCACTTGTGATAAAGGGGCATGTATAGAATTCAGATTCTGTAACGGTAACTGGTACATTCTTTCATCCGATGGTCTTAAACAATCTTAGACAAAATAAGTTAACAAAGCTTCGGTTTTTTCTTTTTCATACGATTTAAAATCTATTTCGATATTAAGTTCTTTTGCTAACTCCAACCCCTTATCCCAAGCATCAATTTCGTTTATAAATCTCTTCATTGAGAACTCTTTTGGTTTCAAGTCTTCGTCAATGTTTTTATAACAATTTACTCCCGTGTTTGTTAAAGGTTGTAATACGTGACCACACTCGTGTAACAGAGCGTATAACCCATTTTTTTCTAAATTATAGTTGTGGTGTATGTGTATCTGTTTACTACCATGACCTGTAAAATAAGTTGATTTACTAATAAAAACGTTTACACCTTTTCTATCGAAAATATAATCAACTACTCTCTGAAATTGTTTTGGAAATGTCTTATTCATAACGCTAATATATGAATAATTTTTAATATATTATAATTTTTCTTTCCAATTTGGTTCCGCCAATTCATACATGTAGTTTGAATCTAACCCTCTTTTTTCCCAATAAGATAATTCACCATCAGACAACGTAAGAACCTCTTCTAAAGTATCTTGATCACCAACCTCAAATGGTTGTCCATTGATTAACTCGCATTGACTTGTGGTAAAAATACCTCTATCGACAGGATCCGTAACAATAAGTTGGTCCCTAACCTCTTGTTTGAATACAACAAGTAATGGTTCAATTCTTTTATTAAATGTTACCACCGCTCTTGGAACATTATATTCTCCAGTTAGTTCAGCGTTCTTTTCTAAAGTACTTGGATCTAACATATAACAATTAACCATAACACCATCCGTGATTGGTTTTGATTTAGGATTGTTAAAAATGTTTACCGCGTTTGTATCTTTAATTTGTTTCGCAGTCATTTTCTGAACATCCCCTTGAGAAGCCTTTGTTCCGTTGTTAACATACATAATAACATCTCCAAGGTTAACATTTAGGTTCTGTTGAATCGCCAACTCCATATGTGCCATACGAGACATACTATTACCTGATTTTGTTTTAGTATTCAATCTTTTATTATAATCCTCAATGGTTAATTTAACCTTTGCTCGTTGTGCAATTTTATTTAAAGGGATTTTTTTATCAAAAATCTTCTGTAAGTATTCGTAATAATATTCGATAAAGGCCTTACCATCACCTTGTAATAACATCTTAATACCTTTATCCAAAAATTCCTCAATGTATACAGGCAACTTCTTAGACTTAATACTATTACCTGTTAATTTGATTTTACCTTTTGCATCCATAACCGCATAGTTTTTACGAGCCAAGTTAATACACGAAGGCCATACCCCATCAGTATCAAGAGCCATCTCACCTCTCATGAATATATCGTTGTACTCTGCAACATCTGCCTCAGGACCATAATACTCTTTCCCTAACTTTACCTTCCAATTCAACCCACGACCAACGTAAACTCGATCTTTGGCATCCTCAGGAGTTGAGAAGTTCACACCATCCGTATCCATTACTAATGGAACATACCCTTTTGTCATAAAGAATCTAATCATTTGACGAAGATATTGTCTACCCGTACAAGTGATTTGTTCCCCCATAAACATGTCACCCCAAGCGTAAACCTGAGGAGCGGACAACGCACCGAACATCGAGTTGATGAAGATTTTGATCGGTAATTGTTTATTACCATATGATTCAGACTTCTTACGATCTGTTTCATAGTATTGTTCTGCAAGTTGTTTGTATTTGATACGAGTATCTCTAAACCACTTTAACATTCCTTTCATAGCACCTGTCACATCACATTCAGGAAATACATCGTGTACAAGCTGAATAGAGGGGTATAGAGACGAGAAATCGAGTTTAAGTACGTTCTTACTATAACCAACCTTAAGTAGTCGAGAAAGACCTCCTACGAAGTCTGTCTTCGATTCTTTGGCCGGTATTGCAAGTCCATGTTTGTAAGACCAAGCTAACATCAACATTTTCCATAGTGTTGCGGTACCCATTGTTGAAACCCTTTCATATGTTGTTGGAATCATTGCTGCAAGTAGGAACGAACCTTGATTAAACTCTTGGTCAACCTTTAACGTTTCTTCCAAGTCATCGTCAAGATACATCTCAACTAATTTGTCACCAGTAATCTTTTTGTATACCCCAGGAAACTTTATATCTAAATCTTGGTACTCAGTTGCTTTCTTATAATTGCCGTTTTGTGTGTTCAACCAAAACTCTTCTTTATTGGTATACATCTTACCGATATTAAGGTGGTCAATGTACACACGATCAGGTGCCTCGGCATTAATGAACTTAGTGATATACTTTAATCCCGCAGCCTTAATACTTGAATTAATCGCCTGAGCTCTACGAACCGCGTGAATAATGTCGATTACGTTATACCCCCAAATTGAAGTTTGAGTATATGTTTCAACCTCATTCGCAAGTTTTAACATACTATCTTTTCTTGTGAATGAATGTTGGGGGTGTAATGATTTACACACTTTTCTAGGGTCAATTCCTAATATTTTACATCTTTCAAATATCCAATGCCAATCGAAGTTTGCGGAATTATAACCACCGATAATACTAGGTTTTAATTCATCGATAACATTGAAGAACTCTATGATTGCATTTTTTTCTTCAGACTCATCAATACATTCAATAACTTTATGATATCCTTTATTGGTTTTAATTCCAATCATAAAAATACGACCGTCTTTGGGTTCAAGAGAGGTCGTCTCTAAGTCATATACCATTCGAGTTACCTCTTGGTAATTTTCAAACCCTTTGAATAATCTTTTTTCTTTGGATATTAAATATTGTTCTACAGGAGGTAGAATCATGACTTTGTCTTTTGTCTTTTCTCCCCAAGGATCACATCCTCCGTCACGGAAAAACTGTATAAGTTCTCTATATCCTTTTAAAGATTTAACCATATAGGTCATACCTTTTTGTAATCTCTCATTACCGTGTGTTTCTAACTTATCTATGACAATAGAATATTTTGTCATTGCGGTTTTTTGGGCTGCTTTGGAATCACCATAAAAGTTGATACCTTTTAAATCACCTACCCATGCGAAAGGTATAAAACTATCTTTACGTATTTCTTTTCCCTTACCCGGGGTCTCTTTAATTTTGAAGATGGAGTTTGATGCGTAGTCAAACTCAATGGCGACAATAAATTCTTCTGGGTCGTTTCCGTGGAGGAACGATTCAATTTCTTCGTTACTAATCATAATTTTTTGCGAGTGGTTTATTAGCTTTCACGGTATTGTGAAATTTACCTTACTCATACTATTATAAATATAGAAAACGAAATGGTTAGAATCAAATTAACAACAAGGTGATTCTGAAATAAAACTTGGTTGGACGTTAATATAAAGTTCTTCTCGTATTGGAAGTATTAAATTTCCTTCGTCATTTTTAATTAAAAATTGTCCTACGTATCGACCAGGAGTATTTGTCATTGTTGAAGTAAATTGAAAATAAACGTAATACTCAACAGGTGTTCCGGGTTCTGCAAAAGTTTTTTCAACAATGTTTGCAGGAGCAGAAACAACCTTAGGTATACCGTTTGCGGTATTAATCATACTAAAATAGATCGTAGATACTTCGAGTTGATCCATGAATACTACATAGTCACTTCTACCATCTTTTACGATCTGCATTTTTAATACAGGCAAAGTTGCATTCTGCTTAATAAAAAATTCCATAACAATAAATATACGTTATGATTCTTTCCGTAAGCTTCTATCGTAATGTTCAAATCTATCGTGTTCTGTTGGGGTCATCATAAGTAAACCTGCGTAAATTCTATCCTTTTTCATTTCTTGATAAATGTACGACATCCAAGTTTGTTCAAATGGTCTTGCCCATGTTGTTTCTAAAAACATTTTTTTATTTCCTTCTTTAGAAACTATCTGAGGCCAGTTACAATAATATACTTCACCGACAGCATATGGAATACCTTTGTGAGAAATAACCATATCGAACTTTGTCTTTGGAGCATTCGGATCAAGACCCATTTCAGGTAGTCTTGGTTTACCTGGCCAAAACTCATCTCTTACAGACTGAGGTACATTATACCAAGCCCATTGAGTTCCGTTATCACCAAAAAATTCGCTATAGTTTAATTTTAAAAAATCGAAGTTTTCTTTCTTAATGATCTCTAACGTCTTTTGATAAAAGTTTGGAACAAATCTATTAAAACCATTTCTACATACACCATCTTTCGGGTGGAAGAACATATCATCTTCAAAGAAATGCATATAATCTAACCCACTCTTATCGAAGTGTTCCGCAATAAATTGTCTACCACCAACAATGTGTTCAAAATCATATTCTTTACATAATTCATCATATCTATCATAAGTTGACTTATCTGTTGAATTATTTAATAAGAATTTTTTAGGTCTTGTTAAAAAATCACCATCATAGTCTTTCATAGAATTAATCAATGTTTCTAATTGTTTTGGACTATTGAAAGTTATAACATATAACCCAACTTTATTTAAGTCACCACTAGATGGTGAAATCTTTATAGAAGACTCAGACTTAGGAACCAATTTATCATTCTTTAAATCCTCAAAGAATTTGCCAATTAATCCATTACCCTCAATTTCAAAATAATTAATAATGTCAGAATGTTTGTAACACATGATACTGAATAATGACTCCTCAGTACCCATATATCCTTCACTTAAAGTAGACATTAATAAGTTATAGTAGATTCCATTAATGTCAGAAATAGAGTCCTTAGGACCACCAAAGAATCCTCCACGAGCAACTTTAGTAACCTTACCACCAGCAATTGAGTTTAATTTCTTATATTCAAACCCATGTATTTCTGTCTCCGCATCATAAGGGAAAGAGATAAATGAGAACTTATTAATATATTTCGATAATTTATCTAAAACTTTATCGTGAGTAAAATATCCAGGGTGAACTGTATTTGTAAGACCACCGTCAATCCAAAACATATATTCTGAGTTGAACCCATCCATAATTTTTGCGTCGTGTAATAAAAACATTTTGTTCATTACAAGTGGGTTATAATACTCTAATTTTGCTTGAGTTGACTCAGGTAACCAACCTGATAAATTTCTCCATTCAGGGTTGTTTCTAATGTTTTGAATTTTATCAAAAAACTCATTGTTTTTGAACCACTCGGTTGATCTTGTAATAAACTGAGTATTATCTTTTGATCTTCTTTCGAAGACAAAATCCCTAAGACTCTCATCACCAAAAATAATCATATTGTTATCTATCGATAACAATGATGTAAATTTATCCAAATAGTGTTGATACGATCTTGACCATCCATCAGAAAGTTGATCTCTTCCGATGTCCCAAATACCCGTTACAAGTGTTATATTACTCATCTATCTTATTTAATTCTAATAATATTTTATAGAAACTTTTATTTTTTTCGAACAATTCGTTGTCTGTTCCTGGAGGACAGTTGTCTCTACACCACCATATGTCAAAATGTTTTCTATTGAACTTTTCAGGATGATTGTAAAACATTAAAGTCATCACTTGTTCTTCCATCGGTATTCTTTCCTCAGGGTCTTTTAATATTTGTTCAGTGTATTCCTCAAATTTAGAAATATACCATTCAAAATTTTCTTTTTTACCTCCGAACAATCCACCAATGATGTGAATGTCTCTTTGGAAATTATCGTAAAACTTTTGATTAACAGTACCTGACCAATAGTTTCGATCATTTTCTTTACCAATAATGAATAATTTATCTCCTGTAAATTCTATCAAATTATTCAAGAAATCATTTTGAAATAAATTACACTCATAATATCTTCTTGTTGCCCCATTATCAGTCAAATATTTATTCGGTACCAATCCACAATGAGATAAACCAGCATCAATCCAATAATAATAATCATACGTTTTATCTTCATTCCAATACCAACTAAATTTAGAATATTGAACTTCAACACATCTATCTGATTTCTTTGTTTGATCGATATCCTTTTTTTGATTTATTAGATCTTTGAATTTCGTATCATATAAATCAAATACAACAAATTTTAATTTGTCTTTTGAGATGTTATTTTCAACGTAAAAAAAGACTTCAAGTTCTTGTTTCTCGTCTTCTGTTGTGTAACAAATAAAATCAGCGTTAGTCATTTTGAGTAATGACAATAAACTATATCTATAATGACCTCCTCTGGCATGTCTACCACCTAAATCAGACCCTGCTAATCTACTGTAAATTGCCGTTATAAATTTAACTGACATAATATGAAATATGTTTTTTTTCTTGTTTTATTTTTTCATTCTCTTTCTCACTCTTAAATTCATTTGGAAGTTTTTTTGGTGAATACAAATTCCAATTATACGTTTGAGCATAGAAGTTATTATACATACCATGAGAAACATCAGAATATGAATTTCTTTGAGGGGCGATTGGTAATATCGGACAATAAGATTGAAACTTAGGATAAATAAAATTAGCCAAGTATCCATCAATTGGGAAATAATAATCACCAGATGTTGTGAAAGCTGTTAGGGAAATATTAAACATTTCATCATATACAGATTTATCGTATATTAAAATATTTGTTGCAAAAGTTTCTGTATGTACTTCGCTTTCTTTAGGTGGAGTGTTTGTAATATCTAATAACAAATCATACTTATCACTTAAATTAAGTTTTCTGTTTAAAGTTGGTGTAATGTTAATAACACCAAACTCAATTCCATCTATTTGTTTTTCAATGTCATCTAACAGTGATTTAGCATATGGCATAAACACACAATCGTCTTCAATCACCATCACGCGATCATACCCTCTTTCTTTTGCAATTTTAATAACTTCTAAGTGGGAAAGAGTACAACCCATATAACTATTTCTATTAATAGCGTTGAATTTTTCATACTCCCACCCAATATAATCCATCTCCTTTTTAATTAATTCGAGATTATCTGGTCGAGTTTCCAAATTAATAACAAACTTTGGTATGTCTTTAAATTTCATTAACTAATAACATTATGGTTTAATTGACCTGTGATTCTATCACACCATCCTTTTGATTCTGAGTGAGGCCAAACAACCCAATATTCAGGTAATTCATCAGTTTGAAATTCTCTCCATACTTTACAGTATTTGTCAGGATCTCTCATGAAACCTGCAATCTCATTTTTGTCCGCATCTTTTCTGAATAAAGTTTTATCTTCTTTACCGTGGAACGCAACAACCCAAAAGTCATAATCTGTTTCAGTAACTTGTGAGTATCCAATATCAATACAATGTTTAAACATCATACAAAAACTATCTTTCCATTCTTTTTCTGTTTCAAACGTATATGGATTTGGAGGATAATTTTTATCTAACGTATATTTGTCAATCGCTCTTTTCGAGAAAAGAATTCCTGCATACTTTTCATAATCAGTAAGAGTTCTTACAGGTCCGAACCCATAAGGACCATCATGACCTTCTTGAGTTTCTCCATCCATGCCGAATAACTTTCTATTTGCCAAATGACTTTTTTGATTTCTTCTTACCCATTCTTTGTCATCATCCCATTGTTTTGTTCTACCCTTACGAGTGTACTCGTGGTATACAACTGGAATATGTGGGTGAAACAAATCATAACCCCATGTGTAAGCTCTTGCCGCAATCGAAATCTCTTCTCCGTGGAAATAGTATTCAGGATTGTGTTGAACTTCAGTTGAGAATTCACCTAATGTGAAACAAAAGTGTGCTGAGTAGAATCTTGCCGTTACAGGTTTTTTCATTTCTCTCCAACCTGGAATTGTTTCAGGTAAGAAGAATACAGCACCTTCAGGAATGAATCTATCGAACACCATTCTCCAAGCGTCTTGCGCACGTCCCGCAGGATCGTTTTCGGGGTCAAAAGACGGAACATAACCCGTAAGTAGAGGTTTCTTGTATCCGTCCTTTTGTAACCCCTTAATCATCTTGATAAGAATATCATCCCAATCCTTAACAAATCTCATATGTGAATCTATTTGAAGGGTATACGTTTCTCCATCATATAATTGTTGTGTTAGATTTCTTGCCCAACAAACTCCTTGAGCTTCTTGGTATGGAATATCTAATATCTTAAACCTTTTATCGTTTCTATATTCATCTAAATTATCAAAACCATCGGATTCGTTAAATTGTCTTGCAATTGCAAAAACAAGGTTTTTAGGTTTTTTTGCGTTCGCAATCATGTCTTTTAATGTCGGAACTAATTGTGGGTCTCTGTAAGAGGCAACTTGGATAAAAATCTTCATTAATTTGTATTTTGTTTTAAAAATAAAAAACCCTATCCAAAAGAATAGGGTTTTAGTTATATTGTTTGAATTATTTTTAGTAAATGAAAAATTCCATTTTATCGGTCGATAACGCACTTGCCGCTCCACCAATAAAAATATTAATAGTGTTATCACCT